CTGACCTGATGATCCCAATCGTCAACAAGGCAGGTAAGCGTGTCGGCACTCAGATCATCGAACCAGATGGCAAAAAGAAATTTAACCAAGGCTTGCAGCCCAATGGATGCTTTCATGTAGTCGGCGGGCCAATCACAGATTTTGCATATCTCTGCGAAGGCTTTGCCACTGCAGCAGCCGTTCACGAAAGTACAGGCAAACCTGCAATTCATTGCTTAAACGCAAATAACATTACAAATGTCATAGAAGTAATGCGAGAAGTGAAACCCAATGCAAATTTAATAATTGCAGGCGATAATGACGCAGCAGGTCGCAAGGCATGCGAAAAGGCTTTCGAGATGTTTGGCGTGACGCATGTCTTACCTGACAATGAGGGTTTCGATTGGAATGACATTTTCGTAGCGCGCGGCCCAGAACACACAAGAACAAAGCTAGAGCCAAAATCCGCGCTAGACGATGTGTGCTTTCCTGATGACGTGCAAATCTCGACAAGCGCAAACTACATCATTAAGGGATGGTTGAGCGACGATAGCATGTCAATCGTGTATGGCGCGTCAAACGTGGGTAAGACTTTTTTCTGCCAAGACATGGCGTGGCACGTTGCTGCAAATGAACCTTGGCAGGGCAATAAGGTGCGCGGCGGGCCTGTGCTTTACCTGCAAACTGAGGGCGGGCTTTCATGGCAAGCGCGTATTGCCGCGCTGCGCAAGAAATACCCAGAACATAAAAACGTGCGCCTAGCGATGCGCGCTGCACCTATTAACCTATTCAACAGCGAAGAGGACATGGGGCGGGTTAAAGCAATCTTGGAAGAGATGACAAAGAAGTTTGGTCCTGTGCGCATGATCGTAGTCGATACAATTAGCCGCGCCACACAGGGACAGCTAAACGAAAACGACAATAGCGAAATGGCGCAATTCGTCGCAAATTGCGACTCTCTGCGTGCAGAAACTGGCATTCATGTGCAGATGGTGGCGCACTCTGGAAAAGATGCATCCAAGGGCGTGCGTGGCGCGTCAAGCCTAAAGGCGGCAGCGGATACAGAGATTGAGCTAACGCTTGACGAAGAGGTGAACGTTAGAACAGCCGCTGCAACAAAGCAACGCGACATGGAAGTTGGCAAATCGTTCAACTTTATTCTGGAAACGCAAACGATGGGCGAAGATGATGACGGTGATCCCATCACAACTTGCACCATCCGCGAAGCCACAGGCGAAGAGATGGAGCAAAAGCGCAAGACAAAGATCACTGGCAAGCAGCAACTGTTATTCAAAAAGGTATTCTATCAGTTGCGCGGTGAGCGTGTCGGCAAGCCAAACCCTGCGGGTGCGGGATGGCCTGACGCGGGTCGCTTCTGGTGCATCCCAGAGGAAACCATCAAGGACCACTTTAAGGGCAAACTGGTGGGCGCAACCAACCCAAGCCAAACATATAAACAGGCGGTAAATGGCTTGCTTGAGGGTGGTCATATTGCTGCAAATGAGGGTCAAATTTGGTTCACTGACAAGGATGGCATGCTGAAAGACCCGTTCGATGCTGACTAATAATGACATTATCAGCAAAAACAAGGACTTAGGTGCGGTAAATATTAGTTTTATTAGCGAAATATTAGCCGCGCACTAACAACTAATAATAATAATAAAATGCCTATAGGCATTATTATTAAATTAGTGGGGCGAATTATGATTGAGATTGAGACAACTGAAGATCATAGAACTGCAGCCAAAGAACAGGCCAAGCGCATGAACCATGCAGGGTCAATGATGCGAGGCACAAGGGATGCGCATGCCGCGCTTGCTGAGATTGTAGCGTGCGAATATGTGGGCGGTGAAATGGTGCGAGACTACAATCACGATTTCAAAACGTGGTGGGGTCTAAAGGTGGACGTGAAGAGCAAGGTGCTTTCGTTCGAACCCAAAGACTATTATGACGTTTCGATTTTTGCATACACTGAGCAGCAAGGATGCGATTTCCTGTTATTCACTGCCACGCCAAAGGACGGGTCAAAGGTCTGGATTTGCGGCGGGTATGGCAAGCAAGCATTTCTGCGCGATGCCACACTAAAGAAAGCGGGCGAGATGGTGGGGTCAAACGGTCTGACCTACAAGCGCGACAACTACGTGATGCAAATCAAAGACATTGGGCAAGCCGAACCTGTGGTCAAAATGCTGCGCGGGGAAAACGAGGCCAAGGCAAGGCCGTTGCATAAAATCTTGCAAAGCATCCACACGCTAGAAGAGCTTGAAGGGCTTGCCAATCGTCGCAAATGGTTGCGCTCAGATTTGCCGCGCTGGACTGAGGCAGAAATAGCGCAAATCAAGGAAAGAAAATGGCAGATCGAAAACCTATAGTGTGGACCGTGCATCCAGATGGTGTTCACATCCACGTAGAGGGCCGCCTGATAGGGGTAATACCTGTTTCGCAGGGTATGTACCTGATCGAGCAGTTAGCGCCCTCTGTGGTGGCTTATATGCACTCACTGCAGGACAAACAAAAAACCCCGCAACCTGACTAGCAGGAGCGGGGCATTTTGTGGCGAATGTTTGTTTCAATTGGGTTGGTAGTCGGACACAATACAGTGACTGCCGCCCTCTGCTAAATCCCAAAAATGGACCCAACTGCAATTCAATTGCTCAAGCATGGCGCAAAACAGGAAAGTGTCTGCAGTGGTGTCTAGCCAGAACATGTTTAGGTGATCGTGGTTTGCCTTGTCAGTCATAAACCAGATCGCGCCCGCAACCTCATTTGCAGGATCATGCGCCTTGGCCTCTACATATTCAAAACGCCCCTTTTGCTTAGGCCAAAAAGATTTCATGCGCGTATGCCAAAGCATGTCCATTTGTTTTTGCGTGAAATTCAAGGTCAACTCATATGTCATGCTGCGCCACCTTTCATCAGTTCAAGATTTACGTCTGCAGCCATCATGCAAATATCAACGTCCTTGCGCGGCATTTGGCTTGCAAATTCTTTCGCCATATCTAGGCATTCTTGTGCCATTGCATCATTGGGCGCGGTCACAGCCAATTGCAGGGCAAGGGTGAGCGCGTCCTTGTGATTGTCGATCTGAAAATTCATAGCGTGTCCTTTCTTATTTAAACGCTGTTAAAATTAGTTCTGCGCGATCTGTGTCGCTTTGTTGTTGCAGCAAATCGCGTAGCTGCAACTCAAGGCGCTCAACATCCGCAAGCGCTTTGTTTAGTATGGTGTCAAGCTCATTAGCTTGACGTTCGATAATTGCGCAAGCAACCTCGCGGCCTGCATGGTCAAGCACGGTTACGCGTTTGATATTAGTTTGCATTGCGCCGTTCTGCGTAATCGCTGCGCTCAACTTTTGGTCAAGCGCGTCTGCGTTTACTAATGCTTTGCTGATTGTGTTGGTCATGCTGTGTCCTTTCATGGTGTCACGTATAAAAACGCGAATGTAATAATGATTACTGCCACGCCACCTAGCCAATCTGACAAGGTGGCATGCTTTGCTGCCTCAATGAATTGCTTGATCATGCTGCTAAATCCTTGTGATAGTCGCGCACCTCTGCGATCAGTTGCGCGGTTAGTTTTGTTAGGGTTGGTTTGTCATATGTTGCGGCGATGATTGATTGCGCATAACCTGCGCTGCAATCGCATTCACTCGCAAGCATGTCGCAAAATTCGTTGATCACAAATCGACGCATTGCGCGTTCATTGTGAAAATCGCGCTTAACGATCTCTTGCTGTTTGCTAAACAATTCCTGACCGTAACAGCCTGTTATCCACATAGAAAACAAATGCCGCGCGTAGTTTTCTTCACAAAGCGGATTGCCTTCTAATTTTGCTTGCACATTTTCTCTCTTGGTCATGCTGTGTCCTTTCTTTGGTTTGATTGCATGATGATGCAGCGCGTCAACGCTGCACTGTGATGAAATCAAAGACCTAAGTTTGCCCTCACATCCGCTGACCATTTGGCGCGGTGTTTTTCCTCTTTGTGGCTTGTGATCGTGTTTAGCGTTGCGCAACCGTAATGGGTGCCAACTGTGACAGTCACGCGCTGTCCTTCATAGTTCTCAATGCCGTAGGCGTGTGAAGAGTTTGCTGCAGTGCGAAATCTTACACCGTGGCCTTCGTCGCTTTCATCAACGAAAACCATGAATTGCGGATTGCCTAAATATGAATTTTTCATGCGTTTGACGATGCGCAGCGTTCCTGTGTGGCGTGTGATGTTTTTCATGCTGTGTCCTTTCTTGGTTTTGATTGCATGTGATGGCAGTGCCTCAACACTGCCACAAATGAAATCAGTTGTAGATAACTTCAAACAGTAGGTCATAATCATATGCGGTAAGGTATGCGGCAAAGGAGGCCCAAAGCGTTGGGCTGTAATTGTCAACGAAATCCATAAATTCGTTATAATCATCGCCCTGCAGCCAAAATGATTGATCATAGC